TGATATTATGTGCTTGAACTCAACCGGCGGGGTGTACCACAGTTCGCACCCTGACAACGCCAAGACCACCAAGGCCGCGAATAGAAATCGTTTCATGCTTTCTCCTCCGTGTATGCGGATTCAATCCGCCGCGTGCACTGGTCGCGATAGAGATCCAGGTCTTCCCAATTGATTGCATAGGCAACCGCCACTCCGAGTATTGGTGTCAATAGGGCCTGAGTGATCGCGATTGGGTCAGGCATGCCTGTTCTCCTTAGTTCTTCCCATGATCAAGTTCGTTCAGCAAGTCGAGCAAAATAGCCCGCAACGCTTCCCGCTCTGCATCGGGGAGCCGGTCGATCATAGCGTGAACCTCGGCCCAGGCTTCCGGCGTCGGATCGTTGCCGATTCGCAGGGTGAGTACCCAATGTTTGAGCAACTGCATTGCGTTGTACTGAGCAACATTCATGCCGTCGCTGAATTGTAGCACCGGCCGGTTGTGCGGTCATCGTCTGGACAGGGCATGCGGCGCGATTTCTGCGGCTGAACGAGCTATGGCACCCTTGCAATCAGCATCACCAGGACGAACCCCGTCAACCCAATCTCAAAGCCGAACTCAAGCGAAACCAGACTCGCGTGTTCTAAGTAGTACGTCATGCCTCTCTAACGGGCACGGATCGTGTGGTGCTTCAATGTAAGAAGATCATCTGCGGAAACTGAGGCCAGTTTTGCCTTAATTTGGCCACAACTATCGGCTATGTTTCAGCCGCTATCAATCTGGGAGGATCGCCGATGGAAACTGATGACAACTTTGCCTTAATTTGGCACCAACTATCGGCTATGTTCCTCCCATCAAGAACCTGGGAGGGTGAAGAATGACTTTCAACGAGTATCGGAGCAAGCGGATCGTGCAGATCGAGAGGGTCACCCGTGAGGCGGCCACAATGCACGACGAGGGCATCATTGAGGGCGAGTGGGAGAGATTCCAGGAGCACTTGGACCAGCGCATTCAGGAGTTCTTGGAAGAGGTGGATGCTGAGTATTTCCTGGACTGACAGGCCGGTGTAACGGCTCAGGAGGCGACAATGGCAGAGATTTACAGATTCCCGGCAGATACACTTCCGGTGGGCATTGATGTGCAGGCGGCGTCCGTCCTCTACATGCTGCATGCTGCATCGGTGACTGCGGTCAATGAGACAGTAGGAACCCCCGTGGCAAAGTGGGCATTCGACATCCACTTTGAAATTGAGCAGCATCTGATTGACATAGGCGTGCTGATGGATCCGCTTGAAGACGAGGAAGACGAGGAAGGCGAATAGAGGCAAAGCATGGCACTCGCGCCCCCCGGCCTCGGTCGGGGGTTTTTTTTGCCAAAAAGAAACCCCGCGCCCGGCGAAACCAAAAACCGGGGCGGGGCGGTCACGGCGAAGACGCGCTGCGTGACCTCGGAGGGAGGAGTCTCCCCGAATACCGAAAGAAACCCGCCACGGGTGAACAAGTGCCCGCGGCGGGCGGGGCCGTAGACCCCCAAACTAAGAGGAGCCGCCGGGTGGTACAAGCAAGCCGGCGGACTTCGCCCAGGCGGGACATGCCAACGGCAGCCCGCGTGAACTTCAATAAAGGGCAGGCGGCCAGGAGTAACCGCGCTGCCCGGTCAACGCCGACACACCCGAAGGATGGCCGCCGCATGACTTCGAAATCAGGCGGCCACAAGGACCGCCCGCCGGCTGGCAACGAATCAAAACCTGCCGGCTAATCAACGGGGCAACGCCAACGACGCACCCCGGTGACTTCAAACGATGGCCGTGGCAGTGATATCCTCCTGATACCGGCCACCAGAGAGCACAGCCGTGGCCGAAGCCAGCTTGCTCGTTCCTGGGTCACTGATGTTCAACTGCACGTACTGATACCCGTCGCTGAGTTCGTCACCGTCGAGTTCAATCACCGCAAATGCGGCAGTACCGGCAGCAATGGTGATGGTGGACGCCGCGGCGAGTGCCGCATCCAGGGTGTCACCGTTGGCGGTCGCTTCCTGCGCAAACCGGAACGTGACCGCAGTGCGGTCGGATCCGGCAAACGAGGTGCATTCCCCGAGGGAAATGGTGCATCCAGACCCCGCGCCAAAGCTGCACAGGATAGACGCATGCGCCCACCCAGCCATTGAAAAGGTGTCCGAGGTCGCCGCAGCACTGATATCCTGTGGCGCCAAAAGCTGGACAATGTGGCCTTGTTCGGCCGCTACAAATCCTTTGCTCATCTTGGCCTCCTATCAGGTGCGCGTGGCAAGGGCGACGAACGGACTCTGGGTGTTGCTGCCGTGTGCCGGAGTCAGCGGCGCACTCCATGCGGGCTGCCCATCCAGACGGCTGATGAATCGGAAAACCACCTCGTCAGTCGTGAATGCGACGTGAATTGAACTTGCCACCTGGAGTGGCCGTTCAATGGTCAGATACTGAGTCGGATCCATCAAAACAATGTCGCCGACCGTTCCCACGGTGCTGGCATGCTCCGACTCAACCACGCGCCGGCGGAAGAAGGTGTCGAAGGGTGCACCCGCGAGACCATTTGCCGGGGTCCAGAGTGGTGTGCCGGTTCCGTCGCTCGCGGAGTTCATGTCCAGGAGTTCAGGATAGCAGTCGGAGTTGATGACCCAGACCGCATTCTTCCGGCAGGATGGGTGCAGTCGTGCCCACATGGCCCTGATGTCCGCGGCGACAATTGTGGTGGCGCTGCTGGCCCCGCTGACACTGATCAGCGCGTCAGCGTTCAGGATGCCCAGCGGCTGGCCGGCGCCGGTTCCGCGGAGTATGGCCTCATCCCTTTTGAAGTTGAGTTCTGCCGCGAACGCCTGGGTGACAATCTCACCAAGAATGCCGGCGTCCTGCAAGATTTCGTCGGTCAGATACGCCAGGCCGGTCAGCTTCTTCAGGCTCATCTCAATGGCGCCCAGCTTCGGTTTGGTGGCGGTCAGGTCGCCGCCCTCACCAGTCCAGTACCCGCGGGCACCACCGAACCGGTTTCCATCGGTCCTGGAGTCCTCATCGATGTATGGAATGCGGATGCTGTTTGTCCGATCAGCAAGCCGGAGATTGCGGGTCAACGGCCACAAAACCGCGGTTTCCTGAGCCTTCATCAGAATCTCGTCCGAAAAAGTCTCGTTAACCGCGAACCCGCCCAGGCTCGGCGTTGATTCTTCCAGTCCGGCGGACGCACGGTAGTTGCCCCCGAGAACGTCGCGGTAGACGTGTCCGCCCTTGAAGCGCCCGAATTCCCTGGAGGGATCGTCGCAGGATGCCGCGGCGGCCGCCTGCAAAAACTGTCCAATGTTTTCCATCCGCTCATCGTGGGAGCGCTGGGCGGCGGGTCCGAAACCGGCGCCATGTCGCTGGGCAACCGGCGCCCGCAGATTCGCAATCATCGCGCCCGCGCGGTCCTCGGTTTCGCCGTCCAGAAGCCCGTCCATCTCGTCGCAGAGCTTCCGCATCTTCAGCAAGTCGCTTTGGCTCTTGTTCGGTTTGTCGTAGAGCGCCACCAGTTCGGTTTCCAGGCGCTCGAGTTTTTCAGTGTTCATTTCTTGCTCCGTTCGCGGAGCGTGAAATTGAATTTGCTATTGTGGGTAGGTTGAACAACCGTCGCCATCCGCATGCGCTCCGCAGTTGTGTTCACGATGGCATACCGCCAACGTCTCTGCATCGCACGGCGTTCCGTACCTCTCGTACGTTCGGTCGCGCACGATCCGCAGAACACATTCCCGCACATCATCCCGATGCTATGGGCGTATGATCCACTGGACCGCGAACCCGGGCGTCCCGCTCGGCTGTTCTCTAATAGTATATACCACATCTGGTATATAGTCAATGAACTCACCCCACCGCCCCCGCAATATGCTGGAGGTGATGCACGATGGCCTTCCAGTAGGCGTCGAAATGCAACGCCGCCACGTCTGCCACAATGTCCCCGCAATCCCGCCCCTGGGCGGCCGCGATGGTCTCCACCAGTGCGGCGAGCTCGGTATCAATCGGAACCTTTGACTGGAGCCAGAAGGTCCGGCACCCGGGGTTTGTCTCGTCGTCTTTGTCCTCGATATACATCATTGCCTCCTGGCCACGAGTTTGCGAAACAGATCCTCGTTTTCGTCCGAGGGCAGATCCGCCTTCCGGCATTGCTCGATGATGTCGGCATAATCGATCCTGGCCAGCCCCTCGGCTTCCGCGTTCGGCCAGGGCCAGAAGGGGTTATCTGGCACTTCATCAGTGCCCCTGTCCAGGCAGAATCCGAACACCAGCACGTCAATTTGGTCGCCAGTCAACCGCGCGCGTGTCCGCGTAACTTTGCGTCGTTTTGGCATCATTTTCCTCCGTATGCGAGCGCCGGCGGCCGGCTTTCGTCCGGGCCGTCGTCGTCCAGGTTGACCTCACGCAGCAGCCGGGCGAAGGCGAGGCGCGAATCCCTCTCAATTGCCACTGCCGGGTGAGTTTTGACACCACCGGCAACCGGCACCGTCAGGCCTTCCGCGTCAATCGCCGCTTTAGCTTCTTGCGTCCTCTCCCACGCCTGGCATGCCAGTACCAACAAGCGGATGTGGTGCGGGCCGAGTTCCCACTCCTGGCATACGGTGTCAAACCACTCCCGGGTGGCCGGTTTCAGTTTCTCAATGGCTTCAATCATGTTTCCCTCCCTCCGGCTTTTTCCAACCGGGTCGATTTTCATTCACGCGCGAT